GTAGAATTGTGGGAAAAGAGAATGTGTCGGGAACTAAGAACGCCTGGTCATAATGAGCTCGGCAATGATAAGCACATAAAGTATTGCCCCCACAGCTCTGCCTTTGAGAAAGAATTATTAAAATAAATAAAAGTATGAGAGAATAATTACAAAAGTTATATAAAGAATACAAAGAGGTTTTAACAGAAAAGCAAATGTTAAATTATAATTCCGACAGCAGAGAAGATACGCTTGACCATTTTATTTGGTGGGTTTTAACAGGAATATTAAAATGATAATACTTGCTTTTATAGCTGGAATGATACTGGGTGGTTTAATATTAGCCGCTGTATTAGAAGAATGGGGAGATGGTGTAGCTTAATTATTAAATAACATTACAAAGATGGAAAACAAATTTTACTGCGTTAAGGATTCAGATGGAATATTAAGACCAATGGCGGGCGTTTGGAGAACTTCAAAACATATATTGGAGGAGATTGATAATCCTGAAATCCAACAATATCTTAAAAGAAACCCAGATGATACTATTGTAAAAGTAGAGATAACTGAAATTATTAAATAATCACTGATTATGAGAGAAAAATTATTAGAATTAGCCCACGAAGAATTATTAGAGCTTAGGGGGTTTCTGTGCAACAGTTATGGAAAATTTGAGTTAAATGAAGAAAAATTAGAAAAATATTGGAACTCACCAAAGCCACAATGGGAAAAAGATTTAATAGAAATTAATAACCACAATTAAATAACATTACAACAATGACACACGAAGAAGAACAAAAAGAAATAAACTGCCACTGTGGTTTTTATGCCTGTGAAGATGAAGAAATTACGGCAGGAGCAAGGTGTATTTGTCCAGCTAATAACAAACCTATGCCCTACAATATAAATAACTTAGGTGAGAGTTTTGTGGAATGTAATTGGTGTGCGAACAAACCAGGAACTCCTGTGCTTTGTCACCAATGTCTACACAACAGAAGTTCTATATGGTCTTTACAATCAAAGATAGAAAAGATAAATACTGACCGCCAAGAAGCCTACAACGCAGGACGGCAGAGTGGGTTGGAGGAATTAAGTAAAAAAGTAGTTGTCTATTTTGAACCAGATTCAAATCATAATAATTTATCTCACGAGGATAGAATAAAATTAAATGCGTATGAAGGAACAATTTTTCTAGCAGATACAGTTAAAAAGGTCTGGGGCGATGATTGGAATGAAGCACCAGATGACTGTAATTCAGGACAGCCATACGGAGATACAATGAAAAACCCAATAGCGATTAAAATAAAATTGGGCGAGCCATTAGAAATTATAAATAAATTAAGACACAATGAGTAAAACAATAATTCCACAATGCACATTTTTAGATGAAGACGGTAAAAGGTGTCGTTGTCGTTCTGCAATAAAGCACAGAGTTCATCTTAACAACGAAATGTATGATTATCCAGCTTGGGTTGAGATAAATCTTTGTGTTAAACACTTCTTACATTTTGGAGGTAAGTTTATTAACAAACTAAAACAAGGAGATATATAAGAAGGGCGAAAATAGGTGTGTAGATGGGGGAACTGTCCGTCGGTAGAAAACAACGCCGTTTAGGATTGTCGGACGACATTAAGAAATTAATGGAGAGAACGGGTAGCAGACTCCCCACCTGCACATCTATAAAGAATTATTAACTAAACAAAACTATGAAGAAAATAGAAATAAATGTAACGAGATACCCAGAAGATTGTAGGAAAATACAGCAAGTTTTGAGAGATAGAGGCTATGAAGCGAGCCTATCTGAATGTGAAACTTTGTGGGAAAAATATTCAGATATGATGTGTGCTGGTTGGATGTGTTTATCAGATACGGATGATGAAATATTCGATTGTATAAGTAATTATATTGAAAATTAACCCCCCCCTCACAGGTTATCAATTATGGGTCGTTGAATTATTAGATAATAAAAAGAAGATGAATTACGAATTAGCAAAACAATTAAAGGAAGCAGGGTTTCCACAAACAGGCGAATTTTTTTATACGGAGAACGAATCAATATGTAATTCCAAAGATGTTGGTGTGCATAAGCCAACCCTATCAGAACTTATAGAAGCTTGTGGGGACAAGATTATCTGTTTAGAAAGAGGACTAAAATCAGGGTGGTTTGCTTTTCCAACAAGAAGAGATGCGAAACCTAACGGAAATGGCGATACCCCAGAAGAAGCAGTAGCAAAACTTTGGTTAGAATTAAATAAAAAATAATTAACAGTAATCTATGAACACAATCATATTTTTAATAGTGCTAGGTATCTTTGGTTGGATTATAGACCTATGATTTTAAAAAACCGTTTTAGTGAAGAAGATAAAATAAGATATTGGATAGATCATCCTTATTGTTCCATTTGCTTATCAAATCAAAACTGTTCTTTACATCATATTGATGGGACAACTACCGACAGTATCTATTCAAGCATAATGCTCTGTCACGAGTGCCATGCAGAAGCAGACGGACATAACCAGTCAGATTAAGAGTATAAGATTTACTTAATGAAGTTTTCTATCCCGGTATTATTTAAGATAGAAAAACCACACAAAGAAAATGATTTAAAATATTTAGAAACGATACACAATAGGTTGAAATTTATATTAGAAAGTATATAATAATAAAGTAAGTGAAACAAATAGAAATACAATTAAAACCCATAACCGTTAATCAGTGTTGGCAGGGCAGAAGATTTAAGACGAAACAATACGTTAAATGGAGAAATGACTTTGGTCTTTTATTAAAGGATAAAAAGACCATAGAAGGAGATCTATCAGTGACTTTGGAACTATATATTAAACACAATAAGACAACAGATTGCGACAATACAATAAAACCGATTTTAGATGCTTTAAAAGAGAATGGAGTTATAAAGGATGATAGGTTCATAACTGAGATACACGTTTACAAATATCACAGCGAGAAAGAATTTATAAGAATAACTTTACAAACACTATGAAAAAATGCCAACATTGCAAAACAACAAAAGATTTACATATAAACTCTAAGAGTAAACTAAAAAGTGGAGAAATAAAATATAGATATATTTGCAATACCTGTAATACAGAAAGAGCGAGAGCATATCGCAAGACAGAAATAGGAAAGAAGAACGTATATAAAGCCGTCTATAAATCCACAAAGAAACACTGGCTAAAAATGCTTGCACGACAGCTCTTAAATTATCATGTAAGAGTAGGACATATTAAGAAACCTAAGACGTGTTCTAAATGTAAAAAGAGAACAAAAATAGAAGGTCACCATCCAGATCATAAAAAACCTTTAAAAGTAAAATGGGTATGCAGGAAGTGTCATTATAAATACTATAAAAAATAATTATGAATCAAGAAGAATTACTAAAACATATTAATAAAAATGCAGAATCAATCATACGAGAGAGAGCCGAGAAGTCTTTAAAGGAAACTGGTAGATATGTTTTTGAAGGATTCTTCTCAGTTAAGCTTGAACCTAGAAGAAAAGGAGAAAATAATGGTTTTGGAAAAGGTGGAAAAATAAACTACACAAAAAGATTAAAGTTCATAACAAGCACAAGCATTAAAGATAATCTGTGCAAATAAAATTTGACTCGCATTATTATTTTAGTATAATTATATTATTAATAGTTTTAATCATAACAAATGCAAAACGAACCAAAATATACATTGGCAAATTTTAGTGCAGAAGAAGGACCAAAAGTGTTAGCAGAAATTGATCAAGTTTTAGAAAAATATGACGGACAATTTGTTTGTCTACCAACCATCGAAAAGAACGGTACATTAGGAGCAAAAGTAGAAATCTTTAAAAAAGTTGAATTAGTTCCAAAGGAAATTATCTCACCATATACAGATGAACAAACAACCGACACCGAAACAGAAGAAGGCAGTGATAGCAGTGATTCAAAATCTGCAGAGTAGTAATCCATTACCAACTGGACAAGTGTTGCAAAGTGTTGGATATGGTACTGGGATTCAACATCAACCCGGAAGAGTTATTGAAAGTGATGGATTTCAAACTTTATTGGAACAGTATCTCCCAGATAATTTGATAGCAATGGCTCACGTAGAGCTTTTAAACGCCACAAGAATGGATCATATGGTATTTCCATTAGGCCCTAAAGATGAAGACGATATTAACTTTTCAGGTGCTAGAGTTAAAAGTAAGGAAGATGTTGATGAGGCTGAAATGCCAGAAGAGCATAAAGAGAGAACCACTTTAACTGATAAAGAAATAATAGGAATGTTGGCTGAGGTTAATTGTAAGGTTAGAAGGATTGTACACGGAGAAACTGCTAGACATGTTTATTTTTGGTCAGCAGATAATATGGCCAGAGATAAAGCCTTAGACAAAGCTTATAAACTAAGAGGAAGATATAAAGCTGAGATAGAACCACCAAAAGGAAATCAAGGAAACACTTATAACTTCTTATTCTCAGAAGATGTAAAGAAAAACATACGTGATATTGAATCAGTAATAAAAACTCAATTAATTAAAAAGAATGTTCAAGAGAATTAAAAAATTATTTAATATTAATGAATATCCAAAAGAATTGGTTAATACTATTCATAAAGATATTAAGGAAAACTCAGAAAACATTGGAGACGGAAAAGCAGTATTCATTGGATCAGGAACACAAGAAGAATATAAAAAGCAGGTTGAAGAAGATAAGGGTTTTAAAGGAATCTTTGGCTTATGAGTAGAGAATACGAAAATGTACCAAGACCAGAAATAGAAAGACATTATCACATTAAAGAGTTGATAGATTTTCAAGAAAGAAAGGCACAAGACAGAAACTATCATAGGGATAAAGAAAAGGAGAGAGGAGAGAGAGAAAGCTTGATTAAGGAAGCTAAGGCTGTGGATATATTAGACTTCTACTGTGAACCTTGCAGAAAAGACTTTAAGTCTATATCTATCAAAGAGATAGAGGAAGATTGGTCTTGTAAGGGGCAAAACATAGCCTTCTATCGTTCTAAATGTGATTGTGGTAGTTGGGTTATAAGATTGATAACGGATAAGTATAAAGATCCGTTTTGGACTAAATCAAGATTCCTAGCTCTTGATAGAGGTAATCATCAGTTAGATATTATTCAGCCTCACGAAACTAATTTTAATTTATTGTATGGAAAAAGATAAGAAAAAAACATTTATAGCAGTTATAACCATAGAACTTAATAAAAAATCTTGGAAAGGTAGCTATTCGTTTTTTCAACGTTTTAATCTTAGGATTGTTTCCTTACTATTTCCGGCTTTATTAAGCATAATAATTACAGATTAAATATGATTAGAATTTTAGGAAATAGAATTTTGGTCAGCAAAGTAGAGGAAGAAAAGAAAGAAGGCTTTCAGACTGTTGAAGTACAGGATAGTTTTGTTAATAAAGGAAAGGTTGAACAGGTTGGTAATACAGAAATGCCAGTGACATATAAAGGAAATCAATATTTTTATCCGGGTATTGCTGTAGGTTGTATTGTCCTGTTTGCTAAATACTCCCCAGACACACAAGAGATTGAACACGAGGGAAAGAAGATGAAGATTATTAGAATTGAAGATGTTTTAGCTATTCTATGATTTATACCAGAGCAAACATTGAAGACAAGGCTAAGTCATTAGGTTGGAAACCTATTCAGATTGATGGTGTGCCTGAGGGATTTAGCTTTAAGAAGCCGGATATTAAGATTGGTAATAAGAAACACATTGGAGCTTATATATTCTTTGTTCCTATGACTGATAAATACTTAGATGGGTTTGAAGAAAATGTTTTATTAGAGAAATATAAACAACAAATAAAAATACGAGATGGAAACAAATAAAGAATTAATCATTGGTAATGAAGGAAGAATTAAAGTAAAGGCTGGAATTGATAAGGCTGCTTCAGCAGTTGCTCCAACACTTGGTGCAGTTGGAATGACAGCCTCTATTGAATATCCTGGACTTGACCCGGTTGACGCTGATGACGGTGTTACCATATTAAAAAGTTTAAAATTTAAAGATCACCACGAAAACATTGGATTACAAAAGCTTAGAAAGGCGGCAGTCCGCACAAGCACGGAAGGTGGTGATGGAACTGCAACTACAACAGTTCTTACTCAAGCATTTGTCGCCGAAGCGTTTAAAGAAATTAGTAACGATTCATCAAAAATTCGTGAAGTCAGAGAGCGATTGGAGAAAGGCTTGCATGAAACTCTGTCCGAACTATCAAAAATCAAAAGAGAAGTCACAGAAGAAGACATTGAAAAAATAGCAACCATATCATCTCTTGATCCCGAAGTAGCTAAACTTATTGCTGAGGTAATCAAAGAAGTTGGAGTCAATGGAGTAGTTACAGTAGAGAAAGGTTCAAAGATTGGTTATAGCAAGGAAGTAGTAAAAGGAGCTAGATTTAACAAGGGTATCATCTCACCTTACTTCATAAACAACCCTGACAAAGGAGAGTGTGTGATTGAAAATCCTTATATTATTTTGGCTGATAGAAAACTAAGTACAAATGGACAGGTAACTTCAATCATGCAAAGTATTCAAGATTCAGGTAATCTAAATGTTTTATTCATTGCTGATGATGTTGATAGTTTAGCTCTCGCAACTCTGATTCAAAACAACTCAACTGTTACAGTAATGGACCCAGAAACCAAAGCAACTAAGAAAGGTACATTTAACATTGCTTGTGTTCGTAATCCTTACACAGCTTCAAGAGCAACAGACTTTCTTCACGACATTGCTGCTTTAACTGGTGGAACTGTGATTAGCGAACAAGCTGGTATGAAACTTGATAATGCTACTGTAAAAGAATTGGGGGTTGCTTCCAAAGTAGTAGTGACAAAAGAGACAACCACTATTATGGCAGGTCAACAAACAGAAGCTCTAAAAGAGCGTATAGCGTTAGTTGAGAAGCTTATTGAAGAAAGTGTCAGTGATTACGAGAAACTAATGCTAGAAGACCGTTTGGCGTGTTTAACAGGGGGTATAGGTGTCATTAGAGTTGGTGCTTACACTGATACAGAGTTTAATGCTAAGAAATACAAGTTTGAGAATGCAGTTAATGCAACTCAAGCAGCATTGCAAGAAGGAATAATTGCTGGAGGAGGAAAATCATTAGCATTCGTTGGTTCTCTAATTAAAGAACCTATATTTAAGAATGCTTTAAGAGCACCTGTGAAACAAATGGCGATAAATGCTGGTATGACAGAAAGTAGAAACTGGTTTGATAAATTATTGAGAAAACCCCTAAAAGCAAGTAAGGTTGTAATTGGTGTATCAAATATTTGTGGTCCTGAAACTGGGTATGACTTTAGAAAGAAAGTTGTTACTAATATGTTTGATGCTGGTATTATTGACCCATTTAAAGTAACAAGACTTGCTTTAGAATCAGCCACAGCCATAGCAATTAGCTTAGTTTCAAATGAGGTATTTATAACTGAAGAAGATGAAATAGAAAATGATTAACTACGAACTAGCAAAACAATTAAAAGATGCAGGATTTAAAGATGAGAGATTTTGGTTATCTGATAGAAATCCTGAAGAACCACTCCCAATTCCCACCCTATCAGAACTTATAGAAGCTTGTGGGGAAGGATTTGATGTATTATCTCGTGATACATCAGAAGGAAAGGATAAAGTGGTTTGGTTATGCAACAATTACTATGACCCAGAGTTAATAATGTCAGACTATGCTTGGATAGAAGGCTCAACCCCAGAAGAAGCAGTAGCTCGTTTATGGTTAGAATTAAATGCCAAAACAATCACAAGAAAATAAACAATACTACTCGATACTTCAATGGATAGTTTCAGAAGGTATCGTAAATGAAAAAGGAGAAGCTTTTGACTTCTACGATAGGCCTTTCTTATTAGATATTCTCTGTGATTGGACACCAAATATTGCTATTATTGCTTGTGCTCAAATTGGTAAAAGTGTGACTTTTTCAATTAAATCTCTCTTTGCTATTAAGTATCTACACTTCAATGCTATTTATACAATGAGTAGCGATGAAGATGTGAGAGAGTTTGTAAGCTCAAAGATGAATAAGATTATCCAGTCTAATTATCACGAGTTTACCGGAATGGAAACTGACAGTATTGAGAGAAAAGAGTTTAATGATAGGTTTATATTCTTTAAGGGAACTAACTCAAAAACGGCAGCGATTTCAACAACAGCAGACTTACTAATTCATGATGAGATTTCTCGTTCAGACCAAAACGCCATTGAAACTTATAAATCAAGAACAAAAGCTAGTAAGTATAAAGGACGATGGTTATTTTCTAACCCAGGAACCGAAAGAGATGAACTTGATTTAGCGTGGCTTAAATCTGATCAGAAAGAATGGATGATAACTTGTCCTCATTGCGGAGATGAACATTATCTAATATGGCCAGATTCAATTGATATTGATAAGAAGTGTTATGTTTGTAGGGCTTGTAAAAAACCGATTGAAGATGATGTGAGAAGACAAGGCAAGTGGGTAGCACAAAGACCGGGGGCAAAGATTTCAGGTTATCATATTTCTCATTTAATGTGCTGTTGGATTTCAGCAGAAGAAATAATTGAAGATTCAGAAGGGGACCCAGCATACTTTGCCAACTTCGTACTTGGTAAGCCTTATAGTCCAGGAGATTTAAGTGTTTCTCGAACAACCTTACTTGATATTTGGACTCCAAAAGACTTAGATGATGGAGACAGATTTATTGGTATTGACGTAGGTAATATAAAACATTATGTCATTAGGACAGCCAAAGGAATAATTAAGATTGGTAGATTTTCAGACTGGAGTGAATTAGATGATATTTTGGCCTTTTGGAAACCAAAGAGCGGAGTAATTGATGCAATGCCTGATAATACCGCTTCAAAACATTATGTTGAAACATATCCATTTATGCAGATGTCTTTCTTCATGGAAAATAACAACAATCCCCAAACGATTGTGTGGTGGGGAGAAGGAGATAAGAAAGGCATTGTGTATTCACACAGAGATAGAATACTTGACCGAGCATTGACCGATAAGATCGAAGCAAAAGAATTAATTGGAGTAAAACCAGATAAAGATTTTAATGAATATATAAAGCATTATGAAACTTTAAGACGAACAAAGGTTGTTAATAATAAGGGAATTGAGAGATATATTTGGGATTCAACAACAGGAGTTGATCACTATGTCTTTGCAGATTTATATAGTTATTTAGCAATGCTTGGAAGCGGTTCAGGAACTTTCTATGGTGAAGCTACTAAAGATGATATTCCCAGTGTGCTTGGGGCCGACAATGTATATGATGTTAGTTTAATGTTTAAAGAAAACAATGGATAAAATTGAAGTAAAAGTATTTATACCTGACGAGGATGCAAAAAAATGGCTATTGTTTCAAGAACATTATGAATTTTTTTCATTATTAATTGAGAAAGGAGTTCATGAACAAAAAAACGCAGCAGTATCTCTACATTTTGACAACACAGGAACCCTTCAAACGATTCAGCGGTCAGACTTTATGTATTCAAGAAAACATGAGAAGTAAAAAACTTGCTTTTACATTTTTTCTATGATATTATAGAATTACAACTTAATAAATAGCTTAACCCTAATACACGGAGAGCAAAGTTTCACGACTTTTGCTCTTCTTTTTTTATGAAAATAGACATTAAAAATTTAGATGATATATCAAAGGCACGCTTGGTAGAAAGCAGGTGGACTTCTTCATCTGAAATTTGGGATGTTGTTAAGAATGTTTATAAACAAAACACAGCTATTTATGAAAATAGGGCTAGTTGGTTAGAAAATATTCCTTTTGCTAGAAATAAATGGAGAATCCAAGCGAACAGAATCTTTGTGAACATGGAAGCTGTTATTAATTCTCTTATTGCTAACCCACCAGGTATTAATGTTCTTCCTTCTCGTGACGGATTGCCAGCACAAGACTTTGCAAGAAAGCTAGAGAGCTTCTTGGTCAAAAAATATACAGATTTAAACATAAAAGAAACAGTTAGAATGGGTCTTAGAAACCTTTATTTTGGACGTATTCTAGTTATTAAAGCGTTTTGGAACCCATTATTAGGTGATACTGGTGATTTTGACTTTAGAGCAGTAGACCCTAGGAATATTAGAGTTGCAAAATATGCAAAGAAAGAACAAGAAAGTGAATTTATGATTGAGGAGATAGAGGATAGTCTATGTTCAGTCATTGAAAGATTTCCTCAAAAGAAAGCAGAATTAATGAAACGTTTTGGTCTTACAACTGAAGCAGAACTTTACATTAAAAATCCTGATGTAAAATATAAGGAAGCTTGGATTCAAGATTGTGTTATTTTTAAACTAGACGACATTATCTTAGATACCATTAAAAACCCTTATTGGGATTGGGACGGTATCTTAATTACAGAAGAAGAAGAAAAAGAGCTTGAAAGTCTTGATGGTGAATCTCGTAGAACAAAGATGACACAAATTAAGCTTGATCAAGAAAATAGAAAGGCTTCTGTTGTTCCAGAGAAACCAGTGGAAGAAGGTAATATTATTTCTAAAGGTATTAATGCTGTTAAGTCTCTATTTATAGGAAATAAAGAAGAAGCTGAGCCTACTATTGGTGAAACTTCGCCAGAAGGAGAATATTCAGCTCCAACATATAAACCATATTTGTTTAATTATTTTAGCAATCCAAGAAAACCTTATATCATTGCTACCATTCTAAATAATGAAAATACTCCTATTGGAAGAACTGATATGATTACTCTTTCATCAGAATTACAGAGAGGTATTGATAAAAGAAAGATGGATATTGATGAAAACTGTGAATTAGCTAATGGGATATTAAAAGTAGATGCCTCTGTGATGGGTAAATCTGATGCACAACGCATTAGATTTGAGACTAAAGGTATTATTTGGGGTAAGGGTGTTAAAGACGGCGTAACACGTGAAACAGGAACAAATCTACCAGAAATGGTATTTACTGATATGACAGATTCTCGTTCAGAAATTGATAATATTATGGCCGCTTCCTCTGCTTTTAGAGGAGAAAGACAAGGACAAGAAACAAAAGCTGGACGTTTAGCCTTAATTCAACAATCATACCTACGATTAAATGAATTGGTTCAAGTTGTAGATTATGTTTCAAAAGAAATATTTGATTGGGGTATGCAATTATCTAAATCTCGATATACAGAATATCATTACGCAAAATGGATGGGTAAAGAAGGGGCAAGAGAAGTTATTGAACTTATTCAAGATGACTTTGAATCAGGTTCAGAAGTGACAGTAATTGCAGGTAAAACTCTTCCAAAAGATGATGAATTTAAATATGAACAAGCTCAAAATGATGTAGCTAATGGATATATTTCTCCAGTTGATTATCTTGAAATTGCTCAATACGATAACTCTAAAGAATTGGCCAAGAATGCAGTTCTTTACAAACAAAACCCTATGGAAGCGGTAGGAATAACACCAGAAGAGATGCCCGTTCCATTTACCCCAGGGCAACCAACACCAGAACAGATAGCAAGTATTGCACCAGAAGTTCCTCCAGATTTGGGAATAACACCAACCACACAATAATATGAAAGAAAAAACACCAAAAGAAAAATATATGGAAATGAAAATGCATGAGATTAAGAAGAAAGGAATTCATGGAAAACCAGTAGAACATAAGCAAGCAGTAGCAGTAATGCTTTCAGAAGCAAGGAGGAAAGGTTTTAAAGTTTAGTCATATAGGGGGCGTGCATCTTACACACGCATTATAAATTAATTAGACCAAGCAATTCTAGGAAGTCTTATGACCAATCCGAGAAGGGGCAGTCGTGAAAAATATGGATCCAGAAGAAACAATTGATGTAGCTCCCAGTGAAGATAATGGAAACGTCGTAGTAGATGCACCAGAATCTACACCAAGCGAGCCAACAGAAAATCCAGTAGTTCCTACTGTTGAAGTAAAGGAACCAGAACAACCTACTGAACCCGCTGTCGAGTTATTTGAACTCCCAGATGGAAGAAAGGTAGATGGGGCTACTCTGACAAAAGAATGGAAAGAAAACTTTTTGCCAGATTATACTCGTAAATCTCAGGAATTAGCGAAAGTTAAAAATCCTGAGACAAATTTAACAGAACAAAAACCTACAAATCCCTTAGAAGATCCTAATTGGGTTCCGCAATCATATGCAGAAATTGCTAAGGTAGCGAAAGAACAATTGAGGGCTGAATTGGAGGCAGAAGACCAACAACGTGCTGATCAACAAAAGGCAATAGAGGACACGGTTATTTCTCAATTAAATGAGGTAAAAACTCTGGACCCTAGTGTCAATGAGAACGCTTTGTTTCTCCACGCTACAAAATATGGGTTTAATAATTTAAAGGCAGCTCATCAGAACATGAAAGACATGTCTGAATTAGCAAAAAATGTCCAAAAGACAACAGTTCAAAATATTGCTAAGAGACAAGATCCGGTGAGTATATCTCCCGGAGCTTCAGGAGCCAAATTAGATCCAAGCCAATTTGAAACAGCTGCTCAATATCTTAGAGCCTTAAAAGGTCAATCATAGAGGACAATAGGATTAATAATTTAATAACATGATTTTTAATAGTGCAGTAACAACAACAACTCGAGAAAAGATTCTTCCAGACATCTATGATCAAGTTACAACAGGAACACCAGGTCTTATGACCTTCCTGCAAAAACCAAAAGAATGGAAGTCAGGTACATCTTACAAATTCGGGATTAAATACCAAGATTCTACTAATGGTGGAAACATGGGTATTGCAGATAAATTAGATACAGATCGTCAGAATGTTCGTGTACAAGCGGAATTTAACCTAAAAGCTTCAAACAAACCTGTTGTAGTAGCAATTGCTGAAACAACAGCAAACATGGGTGATGAACAAATCGTAGACCTATTGGACACAGAATTTGATTCACAAGCTCAATCTTTGATGACTTTGATGGCTCAAAACTTATATACAGGAAACGGAACAGGTAATGATTGGGATTCTCTAGCAAATGCGGCATCAGATTCAACTCTATATGCTACATATGGTGGACTTTCAAGAACAACCTATTCTGTTTTCTCAGGATATTATTTAGCTTCAACAGGTGCTTTGACACTTGCAAAATTAGCAACAGCAGATGATGCAGTAACTATCGGTGTTGATTCACCAGACTTGGCTTTGACAACAAAGGCAATTTGGTCAACATATGAATCTTTGCTTACACCATCAGTAAGAGCTAACTTTTCAACATCAGGTTATCCAAGAATGAATGCTTGGGGTGGAGTTCCAACAACTCCAGGAATGGGAGCACAGCAAGGTTTCGTTTATTTAACTTTCCGAGGAACACCTATCGCTAAAGATGAACAAGTACCATCAGGTAAATTCTTCTTAGTGAATACAAAAGGTTTCGGTTTTGTAGGATTTAACTATCAAGATGAAAACATCATGACAGCTAACTTCAAAAAAACTACTGATGCTGTACCAGCAGGAGTACCAGGAAATGTTAAATCAACAAGAGGTTTCCAATTTAGAAAAATGATGAGTCCAGTTGATCAGCTTACAAAAGTTGGTTACTTGATTTATGCCGGTAACTTCGTAGCAACAGAGCCACGATTGAACGGTACATTAGCAGGAACATCTTAATTATCAGTTAATATATTTTCGCCGTCTACTTTGAGCATTAAAAGACTACGAAGGAGGGAGAAATTAAAAAGAAAAATATAAATTTATGGCAGACTTATCAGGAAATTTGCAGGAGGATTTTATCCCAGTTACAAAGTTCGCAGGTTTTCGTTCTAACAAGGATATGACTTTCGGAGATAGTGCAACTGTGACTTTACCCGCTGCAACAACCATTGGAGGTTCAGCAGTCGTAGCTCTTGGGGATATTACATCTTCATCTACAACAGCAACAGCTTTCTCGGTTACAAACTCAGGTGTTTTCACAGGTTCAAGTGTGGTAGCAGTTACCGCAAACTCTGCGACAACAGGTACCGTTGGACTTATTACAGCCAATGGTCTTACATCAGGTCACGGTTTGACAATTACTTCTTCAGGAACAATTGTCACTACTGGAGACTTACTTTCAGTTGTTGGAAACACTGCAACAACATCAACTGGTCTAGTTCGTGTCAGTGGAACAGGTCTTACAGATGGTTTTGCTCTTGCTATTACATCAGGAGGAGCAAACCTTACTGCAAGTGGAGGAGGAATTAATCTTTCACTTGGGGCTTCTACATTAGGAACAGGTATATCAGTTGCTTCTACTGGTATCATGGTTACAACTTCAAGCCTATTAACTCTTACGGCAAACTCTGCTACAACCGCAGCAGGTCTACTTAGAATTAATGGAAATGGACTTACATCTGGTATCGGAGCAGTTATTACTTCTTCTGCAACAGCTATTACTGGAGCAGGTAGATTGCTTTTGGTAAACCACACAGGAGCAACAGGAACATCAGCAACTCTTTCAGAATTTGCTTCAGCAGCAACAGATGAAACAGTTGTACTTCAAGCAAAGGCATCAGCGGCTCTTGCTGCTGGTAAGGTGTTAAATGTTAGTGGTGCAGCAGTTACAACTGGTACTTTATTGGATATTAGTGATAACACAGCACATACAACAGGTACTGCTCTGAATGTTGTTACTAACTCTGCTGATACTGGTACTAGAACATTAGTAAACATTTTGCAGGATCATGCATCTGCATCTGGGGCAACACCATTATTCATTAAAAATGATAATGCTACAAAGCCACTTATTGGAGGTACAGCTACTGCAACTTCTACCAACTATTACAAATTCGCAACAATAAATGGTGTTACCATTTGGATTGGTGCAGGTACAACAGGACAAGGTAATCTTTCAGGAACAGCTGGCGACCTTCTATTAAATGGAGGTACTAACAAACCTGAATATTGTACTGGAACAACTAACTGGACAGCTTTAGTTTAGTAGTGATTGGTTACTCTACCTATCATAAAAGGAGATTATAAATTAAGAGGCGATGCCTCAAACTGGTAAAGGTTAAGAGCCGATACCTGAAAAATAAAATATTATGAACACAATAAGTTTCCAAAGCGTATATAACACAATCACAGCGAGAGGTGAATTTAAACTTGGTCAAAGAGCTTCAACTCCAGATGGACGAGAATGGCAATTTATCAAGGCTAATGAAGCAATTGCAAACAGTTTAATCGCTGTTCCAAATGCTGTAACTTCAGCTGACTTATGGTCATCAAGCACAGATAATCAAGGAAGAATTGTTTATCTAACAAGAGCAGCTTCTGCAATGACAACAGGTGCATTTGAAGATGGTATCGGTGTAGTAGATGATGGAACAGGAAGAGGACAAACATTCAAGATTAAGACAAACAATGCAACAACATTGACACTTTATCCTGAGACTGCCCTTACAACAGCTCTATCAGTATCAGATTCAGATCTTACACTTATGACAATGTCAGAGTGTGATCCTGCTGCTATTACATCAAAAGTTCAAATGGCTCAAGGTGCTCCTCAAGTCTCATTCTCAGCTTCTGACTATGGTTGGATTTTGACAAATGGTGATGGACGAGCAATTCCAGGAAACACTCTAGTAGTAGGTGCTGGATTCTCAACAGGAGATGATACTGTCGGACAAGTAGTTGTCGCAGTAACAGCCACTGGACCATATGATTTCCAAAACTTAGGTTATGCAATTGTAGCTAACGCTGCAGCTGACATCGGAGCTTTGGTTAGATACGATATTCGATAATATATCTCTTTTGCATTGCATTCATTGCAATGTGAGGGGCGGTATAGTACCGCTTTCAGAGAAAGATAAAGCTCTGAATTATTAAGTAAATTAAAAAATAAATAAATGAATCCACAAAATTCAAATCCAAATGATTTTAAAGTTGTCTCTTTTCACAATAAAGAAGAATTTGGTTTCATCCCAGAAATGGGATGTATGTATGACGGTAGACCTATCAATGGAAAGAATGGATCACCAGGTATTGATGCAGGAGAGACAATAATCCTTCCTTATCATATAGCTCATCGTCTAGCAACAAACTTAGCAAAAATTACGTTACTAAAATCTGCCCCTTCAGTAGATCCTGCCGGAATACCAACAGGAGTACCACTTTGGGACACAGTTAGACTAGATGCACTTAGAGATAGTTATTTGACTGATTTATATTCTGAAAACAAGCCAGTAGCACAATCAGAGACAGAAAAGCTTCTAGCCAAAGTTGAAGAGCTTAGAGCTTGGAAAGAAAGTGTAGAAGCAAAAGATAAAAGTAGTGAACCTACGGAATCTATTATTGAACCGATTGTAGATACTAATGAAGATATTAAGGAAACACCTAAAAGAGTTTTCCTTGATAAAGCAGAAGTATTAGCTGAACTTGAAAAAAGAGGTATAAAACATGATAAGAGAAAGAATAAGGACGATTTAGAAAAACTGCTCGCATAAAGAGAGCCAGCTATGGCTCATCAGCGAGGTAAAATGTGGTGCAATTCCACACCATAGCTTATGGAACATAATTTTGAAAAAGAAAAAATGGATTCAATGAGAATGTTGGCTGAAACCAATATTAAAATTAGTGAAGCTAAAAATAAATTATTTAAACTTCAAGAATCAGAGACAGAGTATTTAGAAGAAAGAGAAAATAAAACAATTAACCATATTAAAAAAGTTCTTGATGAAAGCAATGAGTTAGTTAAAGGAATCAAAGATAACTATGAAAACATTAATAAATTTCATGATGAGGTCCTGACATTCGCAGATTCATTAGACAAAATATTTGAAACCTTTAAAAAGGTTAAAGAAGATTTTGATCAAAGAACACTTGATTGGGAAAAAACAATACAAAAACACCATGAAGAATTAAAAGAAAAAAAGAAGAACATAAAAATAGATGAGGTAAAGATTGAGAATGACAGGAAATCTCTTGAAAATAAGGAGAAAACATTAAAAAGTTTAGAATCACACTTGGATAGCAGACAAAAATCATTAGCAAATAGTTATAAAGTAGAAAAAGAA